TCGTTTTTAATTTCAAATTTAATCATGTGATTATCTCCTTTAATTGAATTATTTTTGTATACAAAAATAGGCGACCGAAGTCGCCTTGTTTATTTATTCTGCTGATACATCTGCATCATTTTCATTTTCATCTACTTCTACATTATCTGGTTCATCTGGTGTATTTTCTGTTACTGTAACTGTTGTTGTTGCTGTTTTATTACCATCAATCGTAGTTGCTACAATATCGGCTGTTCCTGGCGTAACACCTGTTACTTCTCCATTTTCTCTATCTACTTTAGCGATTGTGTCATCAGATGAAGTGAATGCGACTGATTTGTCTGTTGCTGTAGTAGGTGCTACAGAGGCTTGTAATGTCGCTGTACCGTCTACATCTAATTCTAATTCTGTTTGGTCTAATGTAACGCCTGTTACTTTAATAGGATTGGTTTTGAAAGCTGGCACATTAGTTTTCGGCGATTCGCCATTCTCATTTTTAAAAGTAGCTTGAAATGTGCCTGCTTCATATTCCGTATTTGCTTCTAAACCGTCTACCGTTACTGTCGCGCTCCCATCTTCACCACGTTCAGCACTTGCGACTACTTCATCGTTTTTATAAATATTTAAAATGTCTGCCATTTTATTACCTCCATTTCAATTTTCATTTAAAAACCCCTATTCTGCAGAAATAACAGCTGATTTACTATTAGCTGTTACTTCTACATTTTGGGGTGTCTTAGGGCGTTTCCACTGTTTCATCATCGTTAGATGTTTCATCACCATTACCTAAATCTTCATCGTTATCTTTAACATCTTCATAATTAGGGAATACACTTTGGAACAATTCATCTGAACCTTCTTTACCAACATGATAACCATAAGTACGTGATTCGCCATTAATAGTGCGCGCAATCCAATCACCTGTGAGTTGTTGTGGTTCTGGTTCTTCTGCTTCTTTTGGTGTTGTTTTCCATTCAATGGATTCAAGGCTCATTGTCCCTTTAGTTAACGCAAGATACACAGGTTCGCCTGATAATAAATCTTCTGATTCACCAATTAACGCAACATAAGGCGCACGTGTTTTTTCGCCAACCCATGAAGTGCCGTTTTCGTCTGAATCACGACCTAAAACGGCATCTAAATCTTTGTCTGGCACATTAAATACATCAAGTTCTGATTGAACTTCACCTGTTCCTTGCTTCTTAGACCATACAGTTTTATTTGACGCACGCATTTCAACTTTTTCAGGGGCTAATCCTGAAATATTAAGGTTAACCGTACCACCGTGTTTATCTTTCCATGTCATTAACTGTTTAATTTTTTCATCTTCATCAAAAATACCTACATGTACTTTTTCAAATCCTACTACTGCCATAATTTTTTCCTCCTTGAATTAAAAAGAACGCATCTACTCGACACGTTCACCTTTGTAATATTGATTTTTAGGTATGCCACGATATCTACGTGACATCACATACCTTTGTGTTGCTTTAAAATAGTCATCTAATTGTGATGATGCTTGATTTAAATTTTCATTTGATAGTAAATAACGAATCCGTTTGGTTATATCTATCGTTTGTTGGTGGTTATAAGCTTCAACATCAACTTGAAAAAAATAAGTTTCCGATAGATATTTATCAGAAACATATGTGCTTGGCCGATCTAATATCGGGGTTAAAACAACAAACGCATCACTCGTATCATCCACTTCTGTTACTTCGTAATAATAAATACGGTTGTTTACTTCTGATGCAAGTATAGGGTCGTTAATAATGATATTCGTAATATATTTGAGTATATTCACTTTTTGTTCAACTCTCTTCGAATGATGCCACGGTATTTGGTTTGTGATGCATCTAACGTTTTGGCAATGACACCGTAACCTTGAGGTGTATACTTTTTACCATTACGTGTATAGCCATGTTCATTAAGATGAATGATATTTTTTCTTTCTTTAGGACCCTCCCAATGAATCATAATCCGTCGTTGACCAGCGACTGTTTCAGGATTTCCTCGCTTCATTTCTTGTATGGTCGCACCTGTATCTTTAAAATCTTCAAATTGATATTTGAGTTCTTGTTTTAAAAAGTCAGATGCTTCGATTAAAGCTTTATCATTCTTTACTTGCATTGCTTTTTGACCAAATTTTGCTTCCATCTTTTTCATTATCTCTTTTTCGCCTTTAAGCTTTATATCGTATATACCATTGATTTTAGGTTTACTCATTTTCAGCCACCACCACCGTAATATAACCTGCTTTGGGTTTATCAAATCGAATGTCGTATATGTTAAATAGTTGTGTTTCAAATCGATAATCTTTCACTTTGATTGTATGTTTATAACTCGGGATAAATTGTCGTTGAGCGTCTCTCATTATAAATGTAAAACCTTGGGTTTTACCGTTTGTCGATAGAATTTGTCTGTCTTTGATGGAATTATCATATTTTTCAACTTTACAACTATAAACATCTTTTTCTTCTAAATCATCTGGGTAAGGACCTGTTTTAACCATGTCATAAAAAGTTAGATACGTATTAAAATTTTTAAACTGCATATAAATCACCAGGCTTTCAACTTAAGAATAAATGATTGTAAACTTCTATCATTGAAACCTTTACTTTCACGTTCATATTCGACAAATCCACGCGTTTCATAATCACGCGAAACAATATAATTAATGGCTTGGCAATATAAAGGATATGCCTCATCACTATAATCGTACTGAGGCACACCACTTAAACTTAATTCAGCCTTAGCGCTTAGAATCATATCTTCTAACGTATCATTTTCGATATCATAATCTATGTTCAACCATCTTTTGATACGTAATAATTCACTTTGATTCATCAAAACCACCCCTATTCAGCAGAAATAGAGACGGATTTTGCTCTAGTCTCTACTTCTACCTTTTGGGGTTGATTAGGGTGTATTTGTATCTTCAGAACCACCATCTACTTTAGCAATACGGAACGCACTATCTAATGTACGTTGTTGATCATACCAAGCAGTTAAGACGAATAAGTATTCACCTTTCTTAACATCTTTATCTGTATCGAAAGTTGTATTATCATAGTTAATACCAAAGTAATTAAAATCTCCCACAACTGGATTAACTGCGCTATCTGTAAATACGACAGGTTTACCAAACACTTTTTCAGCTGGTGTATCGAAGAAATTTGTTGTACCATTTGATAAAATTTTGATAATTTTTATATAATCAACGTATCTCATATAGATTGTAGCGTTACTACGATAGTCTTCGTGTAAGTCAGCAATTGCATTAACAATAGCTTCGTATATATCTTCACCAGACACTTCTTTCACGTCTGAATTATAAAATGACATATGTTCAATACTATTTTTAGGACTTAGGGCAAAGGCATCTTTACGCTCTTTGTCGGCTAAACCTGAACGCAACGCATTTTCTACCCAATTAACTAAATCAATATCTGAACCATGAATAACGGTATCTGAAACAGCAGCAAAAACTTTAAATTTATGTGGACTAAATTTAACTGTATCACCTTTTAATGCCATTTCTTTCGCTGTTTCTTCATCTGTAATAAATTCATCATCATCTAAGGTATATGAAATACGTGGGATTTCTAAGCCTTTAATATTCGTTAGACGTGCTTTTTCACGTAATTGGTTACGCGCAAATGGTTCTGAAACCAATTCATTAGATAGTGTCGTCGGTAAAAATTTATCCCCACCTGTATCATTACCTGTCGGTAAAGCGTGCAACATACGTTGTGCTTCTTGAGAAGGCTTTTCAAATTCATTAGGTAATAAAGCATGACGATAAAATTCTGCTTTCGCTTTTACTTTCTTATCATCTTCACTTAACGTTTGATAAGCTGCATGCTTTTGATTATCTTTTTTAGCTTTATCCGATTCTTTTTGCTCTACTTCTTTAACTTGTGCTTCCACAATGTCATATCTTTGTTGTAAACCTGATTTTTCATCTTTTAACTGTTTTACATCATCCATATTCACATTTGGATCACTAGCCTTTTGGCTCTATTCGTTATTCTTTTCTTTTAATTGTTGACCAATCATACCTAATGATTGTTTTAATTCGTATAATGTTTCCATATATTTTTCCTCCTAGAAATTCATTATTGTTTGTAATGTATTACATTCGTTTATGATTTGTTGTCTTGCTTCTTTTTCTGCTTTTGACATAGATTCGTTAGGCTTAGTCATTTGGTGATTATTTTGGACATCTGAAATATCTGTAATTTTATCGATATCTTTTTCGATATTTTCAGGCACATGTTTAAACATTTGATAACTATCTTTTGAAATACTGGCAGCTATTACACTTGCACCTAATATTTCATCTGCTAGTCCTTTTTCTAATGCTTCATCGGCTGTTAACCATGTTTCTGCATCAAGTAACTGTTTCAATTCTTCTTCAGCAAGATTAGTCGCTTTATCTAAATACGCATTATTACTTGATTGGTCTGTTTTATCTAATAAATCTGCCGTTTGTCGTAATTCTTTCGAATTGCCTAAGGTCATAATCCATGAATTATGGATCATCATAAAACTGTTTTTGTGCATAAAAATAGCGTCACCGCTCATTGCGATAACACTTGCGATAGATGCTGCTAAGGCATCAACATAAATATTCACTTTGGCTTTATGCATTTTTAACATATTGTATATCGCATGACCTTCGAAAACATTACCGCCCGCTGAATTGATATGAACATCTATCTCAGATACATCGCCAAGTTGATTGAGTTCGTTTTTAAAATCAACAGCGGTTACATCTGTTTCATCCCATTTACTTGAAGCAATATCACCGTAAATATAAATTTCACCTTTATTCTGTGTCTTTTTGTTCATCTGAAAGTAAGTTTTTGTCTTGCTCATTATTGTCACCCCCTTTCGATGATTTTCTTTGTTCTGGTGGTGTATCAATTGGATATAAGTCACCACTGATTAACGGAACATCGCCACCTTCAACGGGTGGTAAATCTTCCCATGACCTAATATCGTTGACCGTATAATAACCACTACGTACAGCTTTAAAATAAACCTCAGCTTGCGTTTTACTATCCGCACGTAAGAACGCTTTAACATTAAATTTGAAGTAGTAACCCATCGTCCGTCGATATTTAGTCAATAATTTTCGATTAAATTCTTCTTCATACTGCTTAATGATAGGTAGTAACGTGTGTTGTAAATAATAACGGTCGAGTTCTTCATTTGATTTAAATGTCATCGCGTTATTCGCATTTAAAAATACCGATGGTATCTGAAATACATTCGCAATACGTTCCCTGGTTAAATTTTCGGTAGCTACGATATCCTCAGATACATATTTTTTATTTAATGGGTCAATTTCAACCCCAGGTTCCTGGAATAAAACCCCACCGTTTTCTTTATAAAACTCTTTAAAATTATCAACAGCTTCTTTTCGTTTCTCAGATGAAACATTTGTTCCATATTTAAGTACAAATGATTCAGGTTTTTCCATCTCTTTTAAATTAAAATTTCGAATGGCATTATCAAAATCCGTTGTATTCTTTAACACATCAATAGGACTAACGCCTTGAACCATATTCGAACCAACAATATGTTTGAAATGCATCATATCTGTATTGTGAATGATTAATTTATTCTCTGTAGCTGCGTGAATACTGTAATAAATATCTTTTGATGTATTTTCAATTAGTATTTCAACGACATCTGGATTGATTAAATACAACTTATTAGGTTGATGATAAATATCACGTTCAATTAGTACGTAGGCATTCCCTTTTTCATTACGGCATGTCTCTATTTGATTAATAAAATCAAAACTACTAATTGATCCGTTCGGTGTATCTGTAATGAGTAAAGAGATATCATTGGTTACTGTTTCATAATTTTTATAAAGTTTGATAGGAATACTAGCCATTGAATTGGATAATTTAGTAATAGCCGCAAATATCGTTTCATTCGTTTCTAAAGTGTTATTGATAACACCCCAAAAGTTTTTATTACGCCAAGACGAAAAGTCATAAAGTTTTCGCCAGCTTTGGTCTACCCAATTATCTATTAGTTTTTGTTTAACCTTACTGAGTATATTTTGTTTAGCGATTGCCATCACCTCCTAACTCAGTAGTTCTTTCATACTAATAAACTCAATATTGCCATTACCAACGTCTGTAACCACTTTATTCATAATGTCAGTATAAGTATTTAATAACGCTGCAAAACCGTCGATTTTACGATAGCGATTTTGTTTCGTTGGTAACCAATTATCATTACGATCTTTAGTTAATTGGACATTATTGATATACCAGCGCATCATCGGGTTATTATTAAAAATAACTTTGCCATCTAAAAACAACTCATTTAGGTCTTTTAAAGCTGGACTTAAAGTAATCGCGCCTTGTCTTGTTTCTTCTGTTTCAAAACCATAGTTCTTTAATTCTTGATTGAGTTTAAAAGCATTCGCACGATCATACGTTATTTTTTCAACAGGATAGTATTGATTCATTTCTGTAATCCAATCATAAACTTGTTGGTAATCAACGTATTGTCCAGGTGTTATTGTTAAATAACCTTCCTCTTGCCACTCTCTAAAGGGTATTTTTTCATTGGCGTATTTAACACGTTCTTCTGGTACCCATGAATGTGAAATAACCGCAATATTACCATCATCTAAGGCAAAAGTAGCGCATGCCGCAGTGAAATCTTGGGTTTCAGATAAATCATAACCAATCGTACAAGGTTTCCCTTTGAGTTCTTCTAAATCAATCACTTTATTATTTTTCTTAAGCGTTTCATAGTTTAGGAAACTCATTTCATCATCGTTCGCAAATATATTAAAGCGTTTAGTTATAAAATCTCCACGTTCCGCTGGAACACGCTTAGCCTTTTCCCAATCCTCTTTCATTGTTTCTAAATCAATTGATACACCCAAATTCGGATTTGCTTTCGCCCAATTTTCTGGATTATCTAAATCATCTTCTTTATCTGAAGAAGCTAAGAAATAAAAGGTACGTTCATCTTCAACCACACCATTTAAAGTATCTTCACCAGCAGCAACCATATCGACTAACGGACCATCTAATTGATAACCCGCTGTTGTAATATAAACTAGTAAAGGTTGCTTTCTTGATTGTCGAGAATTTTTTATAACAGAAATCAATTTATAATCTTTGTATTCATGGATTTCATCAAACACACCAATATGTGTGTTTAAACCATCTAACTTCTCACTATCTGCTGCTTGAGGTTCAATTTTTGAATTTGTTTTATCGTAATATATGGCATCTCTTCTTGGTCTGAAATTTTTATTTAATTTAGGTGAAGCTTTTATCATTTTTGTTGATTCATCGAATAATAATCGAGCTTGTTTCATACCATTAGCTAGCAATACAACATCTGCCCCGGGTTCGCCATCTTCTGAAGCACTGTAAGTAGTTAAACCTGATATCAAAGTTGTTTTACCATTTTTACGACCAACAAAAACGACGCCTTCTTTAAAGCGTCGTAAACGTGTTTGTTTATCTACCCAACCAAACAAGGAACCAATAATAAAATGTTGCCAAGGTTGTAATATGAGCTGTCCATATTCACCCTTCGAAGGTTTACAGAACTTTTCAATAAATCTTATTGGTTTATGTCCTTTTTCTTCATCAAAATCCCACCGATGATTGTCATTTTTGAGGTAATTTAAATGCCTTTGGCATTCTTTTCTAACGTATTCATTTGCCGTAACATTACCTCGAACGACTTGTTGCGCATACCATGTGGTGAGTAATTTAGGTGAAGGTTTATTTAATACTTTAATACTCACCAAATCCCTCCTCTTCATCTGTTACAATTTTTTCTCTTTGCGCTGCAGTTAAGCCTAATGACTTTAATAAATTATTTAGCGTCTGAACCGTTTTCGTTAATTCAATACTTAATGGGTTTTTAACTAAATTCGTAGCACCTGCTTTATTCGTATGTTCATACATAAGCTGAGATTCTTCGAGTTCATCTCTTAATCGACAATAAAATTTATAAGTCTCTAAATAGAGATCTATTAAGATATCATCTGAAGTTTGATAGCCATCAATATAACTGACTAATTGCTTTTTTGTTAATTTCAACCTTTACCCCCCCCTTTCATGAAAAAATCGTTTGCGTTGCGAACGCTTCATCTGTCCGCGGTCTCTTTATTTCTTTTTCTCAAAACAAAAACCAGGGGGGCGTCAAAGTTTTATCGTTCGCACTTTTCTTTCTACATTTTCTTTTGTAAAAACTTCCTCTTCATCTTTCGCATGAATTCCATTGTGACACTTTGAACAAACACACATAAGATTATCTAAATCTAACGCTTTTTGAAAATCACTTTTAACATAAATCATATGATGAACTAAGTCAGCATCTGTATATCTATGCTTTCTTAAACACATTTGACACAAATGATTGTCTCTTTCTAATGCCATATGTCTCAATGTATGCCAGTCTTTAGACTTATATAACCTCTTAGTTTCCTTTGTTAGTTCATCACTATCTATTAATCCTTTGTTATATATATACTTGCCATACCATTCATGTATCACTTGCATAACGTGTTGCTTATTGTGTCTATCACTAATGCTTAGTCTTCGCTTGCATTCATCTAATGATGTATCCATTTGTTTGTACTGTGTATTAAAGTGTGTCTCTACCTTGTCTTGTAATGTGTAAGATAAGTATGTCGTAATCATGTAGAGTATACCCTCTGTTGTTTGTTTAGCATGGTCTATCATCTTGTTTCTTATGTCCATAACTAACTTATGCGCACTATTATTGTGTTGTTGATACTGACTATTTGTTAATGCTTGCGTTAAGGCATCATAATCAAATACTAAATCTGTATCCTGCATGACTTCATTAACATATGTTGTCTTGCCACTCATTGGTGCACCGTACACAACTACTATCCTCATACTTATTCACTCCCTTACTCGTTCATCTACACAACAAAAAGAGACACACCCGCGGAATGGATGTGTCTCGATATAATATAGTATTGTTTATTTATAATAAATCACTGGAACTTAGCGTATATTGATATTATATATCATGATTCAGTGTAATACATAATTACCTGCAAAGCCTGCAATCTCTGCATTTTCTGCATACTATAATTGTGCTTCCATA